TTTAATTTCTTCTTCTTTTTTGCACCATAGACATCCCCTTTAATAAAGGGAGCTGTATTACTTGTTAATGAACTCAATAGTTAGGTGTCCTTTTAGTTGCTCTGTTTCTACCATAGTTTGGATACTTAATACCTTTCTCAATCTTAAAAGCATCTTGACTCATTCGTCTTCTTTGACTAACAGAGATCTGCTCTGCTTTTTGATTAGCCATTTGTTTAAGAGTTAAGAATGCTGCAGACTTTGCTTCATTCAGTAAGTAAGTAAACATCTGTACTGGTAAGTCAGGAGTAAAAGTATCTGATAAAGTAAATGCTATAGAACGCTTACCCCAGCATTGTGTTTGACTGTTTTGTAATGTAGTATCTACAGTATTAATTAGTGAATCAAATACTAGAGTTACATCATCAAAAGACGTAAAGTATTGTGGTGCTTTATCAGTAAGTATATTAAGATTAATTCCTGTGCTATCTACAACTACTTGTATGTTATCTGCTTGACTATCTCTACCATCTAAGATATACATAAAGTCTTCAGGACTCTTGTATTCAACTAATTGATATAAGTTTTTATCTGAAACACTTGTTCTACAATTATACTTAATCCATTTTAAGTCTATAACATCTTCTGGTAATGACATATGAGTAGGGCGTGTAGCAGTACCACTAGCATCCATCTGGAACAATTCATATAAAAAAGCATAGTCCTTACCATCAATAATATTGTAGTAAGTTGTCTTAATTATCTGAGCTACTTGTAATGCTTCAACACTATCATTAATACTATTAATTTCATCTGAATCCATATCAGACATGATGTCTTGTGTCATTTCAAGTAAAGTTAACTTAGCCATTATTTTTTAGTTCCTACAATTGAAAGTTGTATAGAAGCATATAATACTGTAGTTGCTCCATCTGCTTTAGTAAAAATTTCTAAATAATCATTTGTTGATAATTCAGTAAAGCCAACTAAAGTAATAGATCCCCAGTTAGAGGTGCTTAATGTTCTAAGAGATCTTGATCCTACAATAGCACTTCCATTTTTATATAATGCCCATTCTACTTCTTTATTAGATCCTGAAGCTTGCTCAGTAGATAAAGATATTAAAACATTAGCAGATATAGTTTCAGTACCATCATAACGTATTCTTGTATTAGGAGAGGTTAGTATAGTAAATCCATTATTTTCACTAGCATTAAGTGAATTATTTAAGACTGTATCAGATGTTGTAGTACTATGAGTATAAGCAGGAGTAGTAGAATCAAAACCTGTATAAGCTCCTAAGTTTCTACTTAAAGGTGTCCAAGCACCTGAAGCTGAACCATTAGCAACATACACAGTATTATTTGCAGCTGTGGCTACTCCCTTGGGCTCATGCAGATCTGCACCTGTAATTGTTGAATGTTGTATGGTCATGTTATTTCCTGTATTAAATTAGGGAGATACACTCCCCCGAAGGGGAGCTATCTCGTTGTATTACACGTCGTATTTAAATTTAACTACGACTCTAGCAGAACCTGCAGTATAAGTACCTGTAGTTGCTGCTACTAACTGTCCAGCATTAGCACCAACAGTAGTGCCTACTAAAGCACCATCGCCAGCAATAACTTTATTAGCAGTTAAAGCTGCTGTTAGTTTAGCTTCTACTAAACCATCTGCATCAATTGCAACACCTGCTGGTGTATATAAACCAATAGTTAGGTTAGTACCACCAACCCAAGCATCGTCTACATACAAAGTAGCTTCAACAACAGAAGCATTTGCAGGTATAGTTTGTGCAAGGTTACTATTTAGTGTTGCTGAAAGATTGTCGTAGCTAAATGACCACTCCGCACTTTTAACAATACCCTCTTTTGTAGATTCTTGACCACCTAATGAGTTATTAGATGTACGAACCCCGTAGTGACTTGCTACGCCCCTGATAGGAGCTAATTCAATAGTCATATTATATCTCCTAGTAAGTTGAGTCGTCAGTTAAAATCACACCCAGTGTATCAGCACGCTGAACACCGAAACCAAAACGAGAAGTAACTTGATATTTATCAGCTCTTTCTTCGTTGTCTCTCCAACCTTCTGTTTGCGGAGCTCGTCTCCAAGCGTGCATAACAGGTTTGCAAGAGTCATCAGCTACGCACATAAATACGTTAGCTTTATCACCAATCTCTGCAGTGTCATTAGCAAGATCATAAGTAGATCCGTCAATTACTTCTGTTGCAGTTAATGATGGTAGGAAGTTAGAAGTGTAAATATCCCAACCCATAATGTTTCTTACGAAACGATGATCTCTAGCAAAACCTTCGTTAAGAACACCTTGGAATTGCGGAGTGTTATTAACTACTGATGTTTGAGAAATCAATGAGTTTAGTGTAGCTTCTACAATAGGATCAACAATAGCTATACGACCTGAAGCAGGTGCATTAGCTTTGTCAAATGCTAGTTTCATAGATACAAAGTCAGCTAGAACGATGTTACGTGATGTTCCACCAGAACCACCAGCTACCCATCTATGTGGACGACCATTGACTAAGTTAAGATTAGCTGCAGTTTGACCATTGTTAGCTGTGCCTAAGAATCGTCCTTCATGGTTTTCACCAAGAGCACGTGTTGATTCCATTGCACGCATAGCCATCAATGTGTCTACTTGTGAACCATCTTCACGAAGATCATCAGATACTTTCCAAGCATCACCAATGTAGTCAGTGATAGTTAGGTTAATAGTACCTGTGTCAATGTTTGTAAAGTTTAAAGGTGTATCCTCTGCTGCATCTTGAAGTGTTACAGTACCAACTGTTTTAATGTTGAGTGTTGTACCTGAACCGAAGTCTGTTACATCACGCCACATACCTTCTGGTAATAAGTAGTCATGTAAGTTATCAAGAATAAACTGAGAATACTGCTGAGCCTCAATAAAGGCAGAAGTATTACTTGTCAGTTGTGACATTTAAAAGTCTCCTAAGACTGTTGTTTAATTTTAGCTCCAGCATTACCCCAAGCAGCTAATAAGTCTTTCGTAGAACCCCCTGCTACCTTTGCAGATAGTATTGCAGGAGTTGTTTGATTACTTAAAGCTTGAGTATTAACATCACTTTCAATAGAACCTGAAGGTGCTTTAGCAAGACTTAATCCTGCTGCTTTTAATACTACTTTAGGGCTTGCTGCTGCAAGCTCATTTAGTTGTGCAACGGATAGTCCCAAGTCATTAGCAATAGAGTTGTAAGTCTTTTCAGCTTCTTGACCATACTGACTAGTAAAAGCTTTCGCTACCTGATCAGCATTAGTTTTAGCCTTAGCTTGTTTTTCTCTAATACTTAATGTTTGATTAACTAAATCCATTACGCTATCTTGATTAAGTTCCCCTACTGGCATTGTCGTAGCTGTCGGTTGAACTCCAGACTTGATTTCATCTATAAGTTCCTGAGTAGTTCTTCTCTTAGATAATTCTTCACGTGCTTCAGCTAACTCAGACTCTAAGGTCTCAATATGCTTCTGAGCATGAGGAACAGATTTAAGAGCATCTTCTGGACTCTGGTACTTTTTGCCTTCACCAACTAACGATTGAACTTCGGTCGGAATTTCAAATGTCTTTGGTGCAGTATCTTGTTGTACAGCTTCGTTGGTACTCTGCTCTACAGGTGTTTCAGTTGCTTGTTGTACTTCATCATTCATGTTACTATCTCCTTTGGTCAAGGTAATAAGTTGTATAGTTTTGTTAAAGCTTTTTGGACACCTCTATGATAAGCTTGATACTCATTGTAAGCAGGTAGTTTGAATGTTTCTTCATCTATACACTTTCTTTGAGATACTCCTACTTGATCTTCAAGATAACCTTTTAACTCTTCAATAACTTGTTTCTTTGTTAAAGACTGTGCTTTATCACTTTTTAAATCCATACTATAATTATACCATATTTTTAAGTAAAAGTCAAGTAATACTTGACCTATGTATTACATCTCAGGAGGCATTTGCCCCTCTACTTGCTGAATCTGTTGATCCACCATTTGCTCTTCCATAGAAGGAGCTGCTTGCTGAGATTGTAAATCTTGTTGAATCTGCATTTTAATCTTTTCTTGCTCTCCTGCTTCAAATAATGCAGCATTATCTTTAATAAATCCATATTTATCAAAACCCATATACTCCTCTACCATTTCGGCTAAATGTTTAGGTGATACATGTGGAGCAATCATTTGACCAATTGGGCTATTAAATACACCTAGAATGTTCTGTAGTAACTGTGCTCTAGCTGCATAGTGTCTAGCACCTATAGGTCTAATCTTACCACGTGCGGTTAAATCCTCTTTAGTAATAGATAAGAAGTCTTGTACACCAAAGTCATCATCATAGACTTTAGCTAACTCTGGTAAGTTAAGATTCCGTTTAGCAGTTTCTAACATCATGTTAAGAATAGGTTCTAGGAACTCAATCTCAAACTGATTAACTTTATTTTGGAATATTCTACCAGCAGCATTCTGTAATGACTGTACTTCAAAGGCTGTCTTCTCTCCTGGAGTTCTGATACCCATTGCTTCTTTAGGAGCACCTGCCATTTCTTCCATGGTATTCATTAATGCTGCTAGCTCGTTGTTAACTTGAAAAGCTGCAGGGTTAGGTGGTAACATTTGTATATCACCATCTTCTTGTAAATGAATAGTTACCTCAGGACCCCAAGTAAATGGATCTACTTCACCTCTAACTACCATAGGGGGATGGATAGTTAAGTCTAGTGCATCTGCCTTAGCATTCTCTAGATGGTCAATACGATACTGTAAACCTACTAGGTTATCTAGTGGTCCCATACCATATAAGTTATCAGGACGTTTTCTCCATGCTACATGAGCTTTGCTGTCATGACCAATGTAACTAGGATTCTCTATGTTTCTTAGAATATAAGATCTGTCAATGATTGTTATAAGTCTATTCTCATAGAGTTTATCTTCATCTTTATCATACCAATCACCTTCAAATTCTAGTATCTCTACCATACCTGATTGATAGTATTCTTGTAGTGTACCAAAGCCATCAGCTATAAATGCTTCTGCTTTGTTTACATCCTCTACTCTAAACATAGAGATAGTTTTTCTAATGTCTACAGCTTTATTAAATGCTGCTTTATTATAGTTTAAGTCAGGACGGGTAGTTAGTTGTTTTTTGAGTTCACCTATAGAGGTTACTTTTCTAGTAAACTTAGGTGACTTAGCAAAGGAAGATGCTACAGGATTAAAGACAAGATCAAATGGAGATATTCTTTTTAGTTTAGGACCATTATAAGTTGTAATAGTTTCTTCAGTAATAGGATCTACATGAGAATCATTAACATACATAACCTCACCAAACGCATTACCATAGTCTATATAGTCATAAACAAGTAAACTAATCTCTTCTCTAAACTTAGACTCTTTGAGTTTAGTCTTCATGTAAGCTTCAATAGCTTTACGTTTTTTCATGGTAGTAGCTTCTTGCGTAGCCCCTTCCCACTTCATCCAGTTGTCATTAGGAAACAAAGCATCCATGTAGTTAGCATGTAAATTATCTCTAATCTGTGTTAACTTAGGAAGAGTAGTTTTGTTTTTCCAAGGAAGAGAACTATTAGACGTAGTTGTAGTATCAGTAGCAAAGAGATAATTTCTTAACTCTCTCCATTCTGATTCTTTATTATTTCTTTGAATCCACCATTGGTTATATAATCCAGCTAGTGTCTTAGCTAAGTTCTCTGTACCAATTGCTTGTTCTATTTGTGCTACTTCACCTGCCATATTATTTCCTTAATGTGTTATGCCACCAAATCTACTATGGGTTGGTAATGGCTTACTCAAACTTAAACCCTGGTTTGCTCTTACTTTTGGAACTAAAGATATAGCTATTGCATTAGATAAAGCATCTTTAATATCATCATGAGGTGGATGTACCATTACTAATTCTTCTTCTAATGTTTGGCAGTTACCACCCTTGTAGTGCCATATCTGTAAGTTATCATATTTAGGCTCTAGTACAGAACCTACTCGTTGTGCTTTATCTCCTAGATGTCTTGTAGGTCTAAACTCATCTATTGACAAAGGTATTCCATTAGGTTTAAGGTAACTATCTTTTAGTTCTTTTACAATTGTTTGTTGTGCTACAGTAATTTCTGCACGTATCTTTCTAAATCCCCATTTTTCCCATGACTGTAATATGTGTTTATAGTAATCTACAATCTTTTCTGTTTTAAATCTGTCTATGTCTAAGATATAATAGTTTGCTTGGTGATCAACACCTACTACTACAAGAGCAGTGTAATCTGCTTGTTTTCTTAAACTAAACGCAAAGTCAATTGCTGCATAGATGTTTAGTTTTCTATCTCTAATATACCAGTCACCCTCTTTATTTTGTAAGACTGACTTATCAAAGTACTGAAAGTTATCTTTATTAATTCTAGCACTTTCTGTTGTATTAGGATCATTATAGTACTGTGCAAAGAATTGAGTCTGATCTATGTACTTAGCTTTAATCCTTGCTAGTTCTTTAGCATCAAAACCAAAAGTCTTACCATCAGCTCTTGTTCGTTTTGCCCAGAGAAACTCTCCGTCTATCTCTACTACTTTTTGAAAGAGCTCATATACCTCATGTTCAGTTTCATCTTCATCATCTGTAGCATAATAAACCTCTTTCATGTTTATCATAGTATCATAAATGTCCCTAGGGTGATATCTAGTACCAACAACCCACTCAAAAGCACCAGGATTTTCAATAGAAGCAAGTTGAGAATAAGCTGCTGATACTTTTTCTCTTCCCTCTTCTGTATACGCATTACCAGGGACAACAATATCATCAAGAACAACAACGTCAGCATGGAACCCAGTAGTATTTGAGGTAAGTCCAACAGCTTTAACAGTAGCATCTCGTATTCCTTCTAGTTTACGTTGTGGATGATCAACTGCTATCTCTGCTACTGCCCATTTTTCCCGTTTACCTTCTTCAGGATGAATCATATCGGACCAGTATCTACGATATATCGGTGAGTCTATTATCTGTTTTATTGCATAGAGTTGTTTCTCTGCTAAATCTGCTGTTGCTGATACATAGAGTACTGTTGTTTCAGGATGCTTAGTAATATGCCAAGCTGTTCTATAAGCAACCAACTTACTCTTCATATGTCCACGAGGAAGTAAGACTAATTGGTTATCTTTAGCTTCTGATCTAGCCCACCAAGTAATTAACTCTTCATGTATTGCTCCAAATAATATATGAGGAGCTACTAATTTAATAAATGTGAGTAAGTCTGCTTCAGCAGCTTCTCTGATTTGGTCAATCTGAGACATATTATCCTTTTCTATACTTTGCTGTTTTCTTAGCTATCTTTTTAGGAGTAGCCATTATGATTTTTTATGTCTGTTAGCAAAATTGCGTGCTGCTTCTACTGAACCAAAACCCCAAGCTTTTAATGCTAGTGCTTTACGAGTAGGTCTACCTTTCTCGTCTTTCATAGGTCCCTTCATTCCTGCAAACCTTGCTGCAAAAGATACACGTCTAGGATTAGTTCCTGACTTAACGGGAGGTTTAAGATTAGATCCTTGTGCTTTTGCACTAGCTCTACCTTTAGCATTCAACCCACCTTTAGGATTCTGTCCTTCTTTTCTAGTCCATGCTGGTGATTTAGCCATTACTTTTTCTTTGCTTTTGGTTTAACATGTGTATGTCCTTTAGCTTTTAAGTCCAAATGTTTTTTCTTAGTAAATGCCATTTGTCCTTTACCTGCTTTAGAGTACATCATATGAGGCTTAAATTTTTTATCTTCTGCCATACTAATAAGCTTTTTTCATAGGTGCTTTCTTTTTCATTACTTTCTTTTTAGGTTTTTTATTTCCAGGAATTCTTACCGACATAATTAGTTTCCTTTTGCTAGTTGACCTCCAAAGTAAAACTCTATAATCAGAGTTGCCCATTGGAAGATTTCATCAAATTTATACAATCCTTTTACTGTTTCAAAGGTTGTACTCCCACCTACTTCAAATAGTCCTAAAAAACTCCATCCTTCTGTTACTACAGGTATAACTGTTTCTATATTAAATACACCAGCTAAAGGATAGATAGCTACTAATGCTAAAATAACAATAATAAGAAATCGTCTATTCCATGCTGCCATTCCTGATTCTTTACTTGCTGCTTCTCTTGCTGAGTCTATCTGTATCTTTTTAGCAGACATTGCTTGTAGCATAAGACTTTGTTGTTCATGAGCTTGTTTAGATTTAATTGCTGCTAGTTTAGCAAAGAATCCTAAAGCTATGGGTATAATATGTGTTATAATTCCTGTCATAGTTTACCTATTACTACAGCAACGACAATAGCTCCGAAACCAGTCATACAACCCCAGAGAAGTTTATTAATCATAGACTCTAAACGATCAAGTCTATAGTGTAAAGTATTATATCTTTCAGCACACAGCTTCTCATGAGCTACCAGTTCCTCGTGAGGAGACATTATATTGTCCATTCTTGTGTATTCATTACCTCTATAAGAGCTTCTACATCTGCACAAGCTGCTATGGCTACCTCTAATCTTTCTGATTCTGCTACTACGTGAGCACGTTCTGCTATTACCTCTGTTGGTATTGCTACATCTCTTTCCATCTTACGAGTTACATACCAGTCTGTCTGTGCTAGCATTGTACCTGCTGTATGTTTAACTTGGTTTATCATCGTATGTTTAAGACCATGAGTAACTAATCTTTCAGATGTATTAACCATAACGGGATTATCTGGATCTGTCTCATCTAATCTTTGTACATAAAGAGGTACACCATCTACATCAGACTCTTCTCTATCTTCTAATGCTTTAGGATTATCTAGTTCACCATTCCAGTAGTATCTGTCATCATGCCTAACAGGGTCTGCTTCCCATGTAATACCAAGAGCATCCTTGTCTTCCTGTGTGGATAGTCGTAACCA